CGTTTCAGTTGCAGTTCTTGCAAACAAAAAAGCAACTGCAATGGAACTTCTTGGAAGATTGCAACTTGCATACGAACATATGCCGAAATGGTTGCAACAAGGAATTCTAATATGGAACAAAGGAAATATTGAACTAGAAAATGGCTCGAAAATTCTTGCCAGTTCTACTTCTGGTTCTGCTATTCGAGGTGGTTCTTTTAACATCATTTTCTTAGATGAATTTGCATTTGTGCCACATAACATTTCTGAAGAATTTTTCAGTTCTGTATATCCTACTATTTCTTCTGGTAAAACCACAAAAGTATTCATAGTCTCTACTCCAAACGGCATGAATTTATTTTACAAATTGTGGACGGATGCAGAAGAAAAACTGAATGATTATTCTCCTATTTCAGTTCATTGGTCGCAAGTTCCAGATAGAGATGCAGAATGGAAAGAGAAAACGATACGAAATACTTCCGAACGGCAGTTTCAACAAGAATTTGAATGTTCATTTTTAGGAAGTTCTAATACGCTTATTTCTACTGAAAAACTCATGTCGATGCCTTACAAACAACCAATCTATCAACATGAAGGATTAGATATCTATCAAGAACCAATATTGAACCACACATATGTTATGGTGTGTGATGTTTCAAGAGGTGTTGGTTTAGATTATTCTGCATTTTCGATATTCGATGTTTCAAAACAACCCTATCGACAAATTGGGAAGTATCGGAAGAATGATATATCACCGATGTTGTATCCTAATATTATCTTTACAGCTGCACAGAAATATAACGAAGCATTTGTTCTAGTAGAGGTGAATGATATTGGACAACAAGTAGCCGATATTCTTTATCACGATATGGAATACGAAAACATGATGATGGTTACGATGCATGGTAGAAATGGACAACAGATTGGGGGAGGATTTTCCAAGAACGTATCGATGGGAATCCGTACAACGAAACAGGTTAAACGAATTGGATGTGCAACACTCAAGGACTTAATAGAAAGAGATAATTTAATTGTAGAAGATTTTGAAACGATAAGTGAATTGACAACTTTTATCGGAAAAAGCACATCGTGGGAAGCTGATGATGGTGCTCATGATGATTTAGTGATGGGATGTGTCCTCTTTTCTTGGTTAGTTCAACAGAGGTACTTCAGAGAACTCACAGACCAGAATATACGAGAAAAAATGTTTGCTGAACAAATGAAAATGATCGAGGAAGAATTAGTTCCTTTTGGATTCATTGAAGATGGACAAGATGAAGATACTACAATTCCTGGCGATGATAATATTTGGTCACCAGCAGGAGAAGAATGGCAGAGAGAATTATACTAGAGATATTCTTTCTTTTTAATTTCAGATTCAAAACCGAAATCATCTTCATCCATCATTTCTTCTGTAATTAATTTCATAAGAATTGCATCTATTTCTGCAACCAAATCTGGCCGGAGATTGCGAAGTTTATATAGATATTTGACGCTTTCTTTTTCAACCATTTCTTGACTGACACGAACAGAAGTGTAACTTCTTTTGTTTTGACTTTTAGTTTGAAGAACTAAATGTTCTGGATTGACACATTCGTTAGTTTCGCAAGTTTGATGTACTACCATGTTCTCTGCAATGTCTCCTTTATAAAGAAGATATGCAAATCTATGTGCAGGAGTTGATTTTCCAGCATAGGAAAACATTCCGTATCCCTGTTTCTGTTTAGCAGCAGTCCAGAGATGACAACCTTCTGTTTTTTTTACCTTTGCTTCAAATCGATTTATAGCTTTTTCTGGATATTTGTTCATGTTTACCACACACTAAATATTATTCATCAATTACTTGTATTTATAAATATTCTGTAAGGACAAATGTACTGTTCTAAAGAAACTCACAATTTTCAACGGAGAATAATAAGATGGCCTTTCAAGTTAGCCCAGGCGTCAATACCTCAGAAATTGACTTAACTAATGTAGTAGTTGCTGCAGGAACCTCGATGGGTGGAGCAGTTGGACGGTTCCGTTGGGGCCCAATCGAAGATGTTACATTGATTACTGATGAAGACAATCTGGTAGAAACATTTCAAAAACCAAACGATGATAACTTTATCGATTTTTTCACAGCAGCAAACTTTCTTTCGTACTCAAATGCGTGTCAAGTTATTCGTGCTGCGAATACTACTGTAGCAGATGCATCTGCACCAAAGAACTCTGCTGCGATTACTGCATCAACATATGGTAATATTCAAATCACAGATTCGGATGCATATTACACCAATTATGATGATGAGTATGGTGGGAGCTTAACATATGGTAGTACCGCACCTCTGATTGCAAAATGGGCGGGTTCTTTAGGAAACAGTCTTAAAATGTCAGTTTGTCCTTGCGATAGAGCAGCGTCAACTGGAAATCTTGTTGGAACAGTTGCATGGACTGCATCAAGTGGTGCTTTGGCTGGATCAAGTACAACATTCTTGACTGACCTTCAAGTCGGCGACACAGTAGATATACAATCTGCAACTGGTGGATTTGTTGTTATTTCCATTGCATCCGCAACTGCTGCTGTTGTTCGTGCAAAGTCACATACCGCAGATATTACTTCTGGTAAAACTATTTCAAGACAAAAACGTTCAGTTTATTCACAAACAGCCTCACAGATGATTGGAACAGTCGCAACTACTGCTGATTCGACAACTGTAACTGGAACCGCAACATATTTTTCCACACAACTTACAGTTGGTGACTTAATTACAATTGGTGGAGAAACACGAAGAGTTTCCGCAATTGCATCTGCAACTTCTTTAACAGTTGCAAGTAAATTTGTTGGTGTTAATACTGGTGTAACTTTTGAAAGAAAATGGGAATATGCAGATTCTTTTAGCGAAGGAGCGCCAGGCACATCTGTAACAGCTACGGATAGTAGTTTGTCAAACGATGAAATTCACGTTGCAATCATAGATGAAGATGGATTGTGGACAGGAGCAGTAGGTGAAGTATTAGAATCATGGGGAAATCTTTCAGTTATGAAGGGTGCAAAATCCCCCGATGGAGAAGATGTATATTACAAAAATTTCCTTAATAAAAATTCAAATTATGTTTGGTGGGTAAAACATCCTGTTATCAATTCGATTAACATGGCGGGATCTGCAAGTCAAATTACATCACAAACCAAGACATATATTGCTTGGGGAATAGATGCAACTGCTGCAGCTGCTCTGACAAATACTGGTGGAGATGGCACAGAATTTTTCTGTGGTTCAGTTCCCATTTCAACAAGTTTCATCGGTGGAACTAATGGTTCTGCTCTTGCTACCGCAGATATTGTTCGTGCATATGATAAAATGAAATCGGCAGAAGATGTTGATGTTTCTCTTATTACTACTGCCGCACATGGTTCAACCGCTGTTCGACACGCAATTAATCAGATTGCAGAATCACGTAAAGACTGCATGGTATTCTTTTCACCAGAAAAATCTGATGTTGTTGGAGTTACAAGTTCTTCAACTGCAACAGGAAATGTCACAGATTATCGTGATACTGTAAACATGAATTCTTCATACGCAGTTATGGATTCTGGTTGGAAGTATATGTACGACAAACACAATGACAAGTTTCGTTTCGTTCCTTTGAACGGAGATATTGCTGGTCTTTGTGCTAGAACAGATCAAGTTCGTGATCCTTTCTTTTCTCCTGCTGGATTTGATAGAGGTAGAATTGGTGGAGTTGTGAAACTTCCTTACAATCCTAAGAAAGCAGAACGAGATAAATTATATGCTGCTGGTGTAAACCCAATTGTTTCTTTCCCAGGCGCCGGTGTAATAATGTTTGGTGATAAGACACAATTGACTAAACCATCTGCATTTGATAGAATCAATGTAAGACGATTATTCATTCTTCTGGAAAAAGCGATTGCAAATGCTGCTAAATTTCAGTTGTTTGAATTCAACGATGAGTTCACACGTTCACAGTTTGTTTCCATTGTAGAACCTTTCTTGCGTGATATTCAGGGAAGAGGTGGAATACAAGACTTTAGTGTTGTATGTGATGGTTCAAATAATACACCACAAGTTGTAGATTCTAATTCGTTTAGGGGTGACATTTTTGTCAAACCTTCACGTGCTATCAACTTTATTCAACTCAACTTTGTTGCAGTTAGAAGTGGAGTATCATTTTCTGAAGTAACTGGTGCTGTTTAAGTTTTTTGACATAAATAATTAAAACAAGTTTAATTTGGAGAAATAATAAATGGCATTCGCAGTATCAACTTTTCAATCGGCTCTCGCTAAAGGCGGGGCCCGTCCTAGTTTATTTCAATTCGATGTAACAGGCCCCCCAGCTGGCGGAAGTGATGGAGATCTCGCAGGAGATGTTGCGTTTTTCTGTAGTGTTTCAGAATTCTCCTTCC